GGACAATTTTGGTCGCAGCCCTGTTTGCCATTAGTTCCGGTTCCAATAGGTCCAGCCGCGACTGTGACCGAGTGAGCTGGTGGTGCATCCAGTTGTTGAACTTCAAATAAGATAGATACTCGTTCTGAACCATATCCATCTCCTCACGTCCAGCGATGAATCTAATACCAGGAAAGCCGGCACCCGGCACAGCAGCGAAGGACATACGTGAAGCTTCGTAGTCCCTCGCCCGCTGTACCGCTGGAAGAATGGCCTCCAGAACTTCTGGCTTGTCTTTGAATGCAGCCTCAAGCTGGTTGGATCGTTGCTGGTCGAGTTCACGAACACTATTCAAAAAGGCGTCAGTCAATCCGCCCACAAGATGCGCGTCGCTCTTTGGAACGAACTCCAAAAACTTATACCCCAACCTCTCCAACTCCTTTGCTCGTTTTTGTGCGGCTTCCTGTGAAGGGTAGGTTTGGAAAAACGGTTCATTATTTACCGTTATCATTCGAAGGCCGTACTTACCATCGAGCCTCTGCTCCGAGACGTAGTATTTGTTCGCCCGCATAAACTCAATATGTTTCTGTGATGCGGCCAGAACATTACGTGAGAACTCCAACGCCTTCAGGAACGTGTCGCCAGACATTTTGGTCGACAACTGCTTCAACATCTGTTGACCCAAGGCCGGGTTTTGTGGAAGCAGGTTTAATGCGTCGTGCATTGTCTTAGCTAAGTCCTCACCCACCGCCACACGCATCCCAGGTTCAAGACCTACAATAACCCGTGCGGTGTCGAGTAGGTTTATCTTTGGTAGGTACTTCTGTGCCGTTGTGTTCTCGACGTAGTGGTCATGCACATGTAGGACTGAATTGAGGTATGTTGTGACCGTCGTCTGGTCTGGCCCGTTTAGGGTAGCTAGCCTCCCCCTAATATACGGCGCACTTAACTCCGTTGGCCAACCTCTCTTAGAGGCTTCACGACGGTAGAGCAAGATGTCCGATGCGACACGCCTTAGAGTGTTGTTAGCAAAGACCCTTCTGTTAGCCTCCTCAATAACTGGACTGACCTCTTTTGTTACGGGGTCTGTATTCCGAACCACGTTAAGCTCGTTCATCCGAAGGTTGGACTCACCTTGGTTCTGAGAGATATGGTCGAAAGCCGGACGGATTTCAGGTATCAAACCCTTCAAGTACTGCGTGAACATTCCCCACCGCCGTACTCCCTTAAAGAAGCGTGTCGCCCGACCCTCATCCAACTCCGCGCGAGAAACCTTCGTCCGTTCGGAAGGTTCGTATTCCTCCAACCCCAACGCTGCTCGTGCCTTAGCCGCCATTGACGTGGGGTCCGGTGGAGCCGGCAACCTATCCGACGTCAACCTACCCGCCAACGTCCGCTCCATGCCACTGATCGTGAAGTTTGATAGATCGTTATACCTTGTGATATCCCTTCCTTGTCGATCAAGCGACCGACTCATAGCAGCAAGTTTCGACTGCGCCGTCCGAATAAAACCGAAGGCGTTAGGTGGTAACTCTCCGGGTACCAAACCTTGCTGGATGTTAGTGTAAAGTTTAGTCGCAATACCGACGTCCTGTTTTAGTCGTGCAAGAAGGTCGCTATGCATAGAGACGTCGGCCATTAGTAAATTAACCGTCCTTGCAGCCACGTCCTGCACCGTGCCGGTCGTCAACGCCTTCGTAATCTCAGGGTGTATCTCACCTCCCATCTCCGTCGCAGGAAGCACGTTCGCGTCCGAATCCCTCTGATACCCGTTGAGAAGGTGCGTCATGTCCCCCGTGTTGAAATACTCTACGATATCGTGAATCCGGTTGGTCAACGCCTCCGGTCGCACTCCGGTCGCAACAAGACTATCACGAATGAAGTTGTATCCCGAGTACGGTTGCTGTGGTGACGCAACTATCCCTTCTTTCGTTGGTCGGATTCTTTTTCCTGCGAGGTAATTATCATAGTGGCTAAGCACCTGCGCAAGCACGTTATCCGTGTCGGTCCTTCCACCAAAGTAATTATTCCACACACTCGATAGAAACTGTAAGATACTCACCGGCCGCCGTGGCATTGGGGTTCGTGCCATTAGACCAACCATCTTAGGTGACCCAAACATCTGTGCAACGAACTCATCCTCGTTAGAGAGTCCGTAGAAGATGTGTACCCACTCTCCCTTCTTGTCACCAGTCAACTCTATATACCTCTTAAGGTAATCACTAACAGTACCACTCCCGTAGAGGCGTTTGGTCATCTCGCTGGAGTGATGCAACTTGGACCTAATCTCGGGTGGAATCAAAGGACTCTTTTTTAGAGCCTCAATCGACTCTATCAATGTCGCCCTGAACTGCATCGCGGCTGGGTCAGTTCGTTTTAACAACTCCCTAATGGTGTCATGACCAAATTCATGAACCATGTCCAACGCCCACCTACCCAACTCCTCCTCGCTGGCCGGTAGCCAGTCAACGTTGATATCACGGTCGATGTGAGAGTAAGACATTTTATCACCCGCATCAAACTTCAACTTGATCGGTGAGGTGTCATAGGCTTTTCTCACCGCATCGACAAGCTTCCCTGCAAACCCACTCTCTTTCCAGTTAACAAACCATTCAAGGAACGCAGGGAACCCGTCCTCCAATAACTGACCGTTACGAAAGACTCCAACCCTCGTAGCGATTTCAGGGTTGAACACAGGGAACTTGGAACCCATAGAGAAGTTGGTGTACTTCTTGTTGAAAGAGTCAGCAGCTTCCATCAACTCCGTCATCTGAGTCCGCATGTCGTTCATGTCCTTGAACGGAAGTAGGTCAGCCGCGCGTAGAGCGGCGTTAACCTTCTCCAACCCCTGTTCTCCAAGCTGGAGTGTAATCCGCGCTTTCCTTACGGCGTCGATGGGTTCGTCCGGCACGAGGTCTTCGTTATAATACTGCGCGAACGTTTCAGGAACCCTCTCCGCAACGTCGAGCTTCCTCAACACATCATACTTCGAAACAGCGGGTCTTAGATCAACTGGTGGTGCGGCAACATCCACCTCGTCCTCAATGAGAGGTGTGGTCTTCAACCCTTCAACCCGAATGAACCACTGACGCTTCCCCTTCAGAACCCGAGACGTGACCCTCATATCTAAGTGAGGGTAGGACTTTTCGTACTCGTCCAAGAATGTTTGTGCGTCAACCTCACCACCAAAGACTAACTCAGAGCCCGGGGTTCCAAGGCGCCGACCTTTTGAGTCCAGAAGGGTCGAGGCTTTTCCACCACCAAACTTAACCCCCGCAGCAATCCGTCGAGCACGTTCCTTTTGGGTCTCGAGTTCGGAAATGGAGAGGTCGAGTTGGGGAGTCTGCTCGATCAACCGTGCCTTCTCAACGGCCTGAGTTGGGGTTAAACCCTCGTCAAGAGCTTTCTTTATTACAGGCTTTACGTCCTCGACCGTCTTACCTGGAGTTACGAGGATGGAGTGGACTTCTTCCGGTCGTTCAGGGACCTTCTTAATTTCCTCCCTTGTCGAAACAATCGACGTCTCGGCGTCCTCAATATTCTGCGCCGTCGACTTCAAGGCTGCTTCTTCAGTCTCTGCAAACGGAACCCCGCTCGTCTCCAACACCTGCCTCTCGTCCGGTGCCAACCCCACCTTCAAGTTCTTAGGCTGCACCTTCAACTCAAGGTTATCGGGATCAAGTCCAAAACTCTTATGAGTTAGTGGCGACGTCACGTTCGAACTTACAAACCGCTTCGGTGTCGTGACCGTGACCGTTCCATCCGGGTTTTGTTCCAGAGTCGCGTCCGCGTTGTCATTGAGCCAAACGTTACCATGAACCTCACTAACGTCATACCCCTGCGCCGACTTTACCAACATCTTCAAGTTCCCATTCTCGTTCGGCTTTATCCACCCTGTCACCGACACCATCGGTTCAACCTTCCCTGAACGTGACGACTTAATGATCTTCGTAGGGTCTTGAACCAGTGCACCTGCAGCCGCAAGCGCACCCTCTTTATCGACCTGCGATGCGGTCGGGGATGTGTATGCATCCGTCACCTTTGCCAACATCGCCTCGATGTTAGCGTCCTCTTCGGCGGTGTGGACGCGAGGTTCGTACTTCGGAGTCGGTGGTGTCACCTTGGCAGCACCAGCCACAGGCGCAGGCACAGGTTTCGCTACCGTCCTCGCCACTAAATCGTAGACAGTGAACGGAATCTGTTGTGACCAGAACTCAGCCGACATCGGGTCATATGGCTGACCTAAAATAGCCGACTCGGCAAGCCCCTGTGCTTGAAGTGCAGTGGTTTGTGCGACTTGAGAACCAATGAATTTTGGTAGAAACGTCTCTCCAAACGTGCGTGCCGCGATCTTCTCACCCACGCCCCCGATGCTAGGGAGTGCAGCGGCGACTCCACCAGAAACTAACGCAGCCGGGGCACTACCAGTCTCGGCAAGGGTCTGGGCACCGAATAGGCCACCCGTTGCAGCCGCACCAATAAACGGTATTGCAGCACTACCACCCGACAAAGCCGTCGCCGCAATCACCGGAACAGTCTGCGTCAACGTCCTCGGCAAGCTTCGTCCAATCCTAGCCCCAATCTCCTCACCCTTTTCCCCACCAAATATCCCACCAATCTGCCGTCCTATTGGTTCCGACGTGACCGAACCGATTGGTTCGAAGAAGTTTTTGTCCGCCGCAGTTGACCACCGACGCCACCAGTTATCTCTAAGACCCTCGCTATACTCTGTCGAGCTTGTCTGAGTGTTCATCCTCTGACTCCACTCAGGCAGGGACTCCTTTACAAGTCCTAGGTCCTTTTCAGTGTCATAGATGTCACGAATGTCTCTGTACGAAAGGGGCACAAGTAATTCCCAAAAAAATGATTATTACGGATCAATAAGATGTGACCGAATTATTAGGGTTTGGCGACAACGAAGGGTTTGGTTGTGACAACAACCCCCACAAGAGGTCGTTGCGACGTGCTGCAACCGCAGGAGCTGGCGTTGGCGCACCCATAGGTGGCGTCGGACTTGCAGTCAGAGCTGTAACCCAACGACCCGGTCCTGAGGTTTTGTACCCGTAAGGATACCCAAAAACAGGACCGTGAATCGTTTCGTCAGTCGTCGTCCCCGCCGTAGTTGGAGGTTTGAACCCTGCTCGAAGGTCTTCTGGCAACGACGCCTTAATTCGTTCGGATAGCTCACCCTGGTATTGAGGAGACTTTAATAAGGTTTCACGCTGTCTAGGAGAGGCGGCTTGGTACGCCGCTGATGCTCTTGCAACCTGTTTCGCCAACTCTCCCTCGTGAAACGTAGCAAATGAATCGGCAAGTTGCGGATAACCACTCTCCTTTAAAACCTGCGACGCAATCTGTCCTATGTTCTCCGGCGTCGTCCCAAGATAAGGTAACGTCTTCATCAACGTATCGACCACCGCGGCGTGGTGCCCTTGCTGACCAAGAGTCAACTCTTGAGCTAGTCGTTCACGTGCGAGCTTTTGTGCTTCAGTAAACTGTCCGGTTTCAGTGGCTAAGCGCTCACGTGCAAGCCTTTGTGTTTCCTCAACCTGTCCGGCTTCGGTACCGTGGTAACGTTCTTCTTCGGCAAGACGACGTTCTTCCTCAGCAAGACGACGTTCAGCCTGCGCACTTGTTATACCGAATCGCCGTTGCTCTTCCAAGAAGAGTCGACGTTCCTGTTCTGGTTCTAACTCCAACTTTCTCAACTGAGCAAGACGTAATCGTCGCTCAATATCGTCCACGGGAGTGTAGATAATTCGACTTGGACCAAGCTGTGTTTGTGGAAAGAATGGTGATACTGATACTGTTGGCATAGGTTTATGACGGGTTTTTAAATTGGAAAAGGTCTAGGGTCATTGACGTAGAGTTGTCAATCACAGACCCGATGCAAGAACCACCAGAAGGTAAACCGTTACATTGAAGCTTTAACTGATCTCCATTGACTAATGTTATGGTTACACCATTAGTAAACGCCGTCCACGTACCCCCATTCTTGGAGTATTCAACGTCCGTTCCGTCATTGTTAGTGAGGCTAAATAGTAACACTCCTGCGTTTCCAGTCGGCACGGCAATAACCTCGTTCTTACCAGTCACCGTTACCGGGGTCGAACTAACCTTAGACAAAACCCACTGACCGATAGGAGAGGCGGTGCAGGATGGGGCCGTTGCCGCTGGGGCTACGCCTTTACACGCGTTCTTGTGGGCGATGAATGTATTACCACTATTAGTGTCCTCACCAGCACCAATGGTGACGAAGTCTCGCAACACACTATTTTGGAAGTAGGATGTTATAGTGATCTGGGTGTCCGTTATCACCGTGTCCGTCCGCATTATTCTAGTTTGAGTACTCATCGCAAGAGCTGGTCGTAAAAGTTTTGACCTATTACATTGTTGCTGTTAGGTGCACGATAGCTTGGACGGGATGGATCACCAACCGAAAGGTAGATTTCCCCTACATAGTTGGTGGCACCGGGAAAGCTAGGAGTATTACAAAAAAGACTAACAGGGTCGGCAATGCCATTGACCATGTTGTAAGATGCAGCGTCAAAAGCAAAGAGACCAAAAAGAGTTCCTGTCCCTATTGCGATTCCACCAGAGTAAGCCGTGTAAAAAGCGGTGTCAACAGGTACGGTAACGGTACCGTTAAAAGCGTATTGAGCACTAAAGTCAGGAGTATAGGCGTACAAAGTGAGATTATTCCACACCCCAAAAAACCCAACTGCAACAGGGAGCCAGTTGAAGGACTGAGGGAAGTTTGTTTGCAGTGCTCCCCCTTCCACCGATGGTGCAGCCTTTGGTGGGTCAAGCGGACGCATCTCATGGGTACCAAACATCTGTACGTCCGTCTGCACTTCGAACCTTGGCCTTGGTTGAAATGGAGGTCGTGCCTCAATGTTCCGACGATAGAAGTTTAGTAACGCCGTTGCAGCTTCATCGTCCCCGTTCTGATCTAAAGGGTCATCCCACATTTGCAAAGTCTATCACCTCCGCATGGACCATAATGGTGCCAGGGAGGTAAGGTTCGGCATTTAATTTGTGAACAAAACTACCACTCGTCGGAATGGTTGATTGTCCCGCCGTCGCAGGGAAAGACGTTGTCAACACATTCGCGGTCGCGGACCCACTTATAGTTCCCGTTGTCGTGTTGACTCCAGTGCCAATCGAGCTAGACGACGCGTAACTTTCGGTGAAGGAGTTTCCACCACTTACATTTATGAGTCCGTGAATCGTTGGAGGAATACGAACGGCTTTAGTAGCAGCACCAAAGTCGAGTGAAGAACCTCCACCATTAGTCCTCGCGCTTGCCGAAAGCTGGACGACCCCATTGAAGTCAGCAATAGTTACGTCATGAGCCACCGCAGATAACTCGAGTTGGACATTACTCTTCCCGCCGTTAACTACCACAACTATCCCCTGTGGTTTAAATATCGGCCAGTCGTTGACGGTAATGGCCATGATCGTAGAAATTCGCGATATTAAACTCGCTCGTGTAGACGTAGAAGCGGCGAAGAATAGAACGTGAGTGCATGGAACATTCTCGCCCCACGCTTCCTTCACGGTGTATCCAACCTCGTATAGTGCTGTAGCACTTCCTTGTGCATGACCTCTGAGTGCAACGCCACCAGACCCATGAGCAGTAAGGGCGTAGGAGCCAGATTCGTTATAGTTTCCGGCACCCGCGTTCCCTTCTTGGTAAACCGTAATACTCGTGAGTTCGGTGGGCACCTGCATATTTGTGACTCCCGGAAAGTTCCACGAGATAGAGGCGAGCGAGGTTGGGTCAACGGTCTCGGTGGTTCGTAGGGTCCTAAACTTATCAAGTGTTATCTGCTCCGACCCAGCAGGGTTTGCGGTGCCAGTTGCAACGATCGTCTTGACCTTGTTGGAAATGATACCGGTCTTACGGTCCATTAGGTTATCGGTGAGCGTAGGAAACGCGTCGATGGTCTCGGCTTCGCGTAGGCTTTGGTTGTTGCCGAGGTTTTTGACGTTAGAACGTAGAACCAAAAACCCTGTCAGGATAGACTGCTGTCCGTTGTCTAGAGTGTTAGCCTTAGTAACGGTGCTAGCAAACTCCGCCGCTCCAACCGGACCAGCAAAAAGGGAGTCGTTGAGGGTTACGGGAACGGCGACGCTGGAACGGAAAACCGACTTAGTCCGTTTCTTCCAGATATCGACGTTGGATTCCTCGTGCACGAGCTCGCCGGTCCCAAGAACCGGACTCGTATTAGCCTGACCAGCTGCGGTGATCTCCGTGTTCTGGGTTGGTACTGCTACTCGAAACTCTTCCGGAATGACGTCGGGTATATGAACACCGTACACCGCCGCGGGGAAGACAGTGGGTGCTTCAAGAACCTCTTGAACCATCTCTCCAGTCCCAAGATTCTTTTGACTCGCCTCCTCGGTTGTGGCATCGACTGGCAGCATGGTTCCTACCGGAACAAGCGATCGAGTCAACGTTCCAATCTGACCATCACGCAACTTAACACTAGACACTAAGGAGGTTAAGATTTTTGACTTCAAGAACGAGTTGGTCTTTTTACGCTCGTCGGTCCGAGTCTGAGTAACCCTCGACTCCAATAGAAGACCCGTCTTATCCATAGCAGGGTCGTCCGGTTCGACGTCGACAGGGTTTTCCTGATTCGTTATTACAAGTGGAACCTGCGCCCGGAACTCATCGGGAACTAAACTCACTCCCCCAATGATCTCGGACGTCAATAACGGACCTGGATTTTTAGTGATACTAGGCATTGACTGTCATGTTTTCATTTACAATATACGAATCCCAAACGACGAAATCGCGCCACGCATTGTCGAGTTGGTCTTTTGGAACCCCTACGTTACCTTCCTGTCGGGGAACGAAAGTGGAGAAAAGGTTGTTGAGTTCGATGATCGTTGCCCACTGCATGTAGGCAAAGCCTTGGTCGATAAAGAAGTCTTTCGGCGGTGCCGTTTCAATGTCGATCGCAAGGTCAGCGTCGGTGTAGTCTAGAAGCCAACCGTATGCTTCAATGTAGGCGGTCCAGGGAGTGTCTGTCGCGGCCGTCGCTGTGGGGAACGGAAGCAGAATATGTCCTCGTTGCGTAATCGCACCTCTCGATGTGCGAAATTGCCACTCCGCATCGCCTGGGTAACGGTATCCATACCCACGCCAGTAGTAAGAATTAACCTCAATGGCTTCCCGTTTCCGTTCAATCGCCATGTCGAGTCGGGTGTAGTCGACAGGAATATACTCCGTGTTGTTACGCAATCCCTGTATGTTAGTGATTTCCTTTATGGTACTAAACCCAGGTTCGTTTATCGTTGCGTTTCGTATATCCCCACCCGTAATACCGTCAATGGATAGCGTCGCTGAACACCTTGCATACTCGAAGTTGTGTAGCATTTCGCCTTTCCTTCGAGCGTTATTCGCAGCAACAAGAAAAAGGTCTACCGCTCCGATTTGTAGATCGGTGATCTGTTTCTGATGATACGCAGCTGCAATAGCTTTTAGTTGCGCTAAGTTCATTGACGGTATGGGGTTGAGATTTAGTAACGACCCTTCGAACCGAGTTCTCCGAAGTCAGGGTGAACTACAACTAGTTCCTTTCCAACCTCGTTCTTCTCGTAGTAGTCGACGCTCTCACGAGCCTCCGTGTTTAACATTGGGGTGTCAGACACGTTAGCAGCCTGTGAAGAGTCCGGTCGCCAGTCCCGTAAGTATGGTACCTTCATATTCCTCCTTTCTAGTCAATTAAGCCGTCAACCACCATACGGATAGTTGCACTACTATCCGCAGGAGTTCCTGCAGTCGTGACCGATAGAACAATAAACGTTCCATCGTAACTTGGCTGTGCAGCGATTACGTTGTTGGCACTGTCCCGTGAAGCGGATACGTCAACTATTTTTAACAAGCCGAGAGCCGATGCGACAATTCGGTTCGTTAACCCACCCTGACCGGTTAGGGTCAGGGTTACGTCACGTTTAAGAATCCGCCGGTTCCGTCCAGTCATCCAATCTGCGTTGAACGCTACTTGAGATCGCGTCATGTTAGCCATAATATTAACCTAGTGCTAGAACGTTTTTCCAATACATGCAGGATTCAGGGAAGCGAAGTTCAAGTCCGCACTCCGAGATCCACTCATCTTTCCGACTGTCACGGTCACGTGCTTGCCGGTCTTTGAGAAACACGGTATCACTATCCGTGAGGTAGCGATACTTAAGGTTCCCAAGGTCGAGAAACAACCCAGCACCTTGAAGGTCCGGGTCCTCATCAAACAACGGATGCACTCTGAAGTGGATTGTTCCACGCAGAGTCACGATTGAATGGACAATGAACTCGATGTCGCGTTCCTTGTCAATCATCGCAACGGTTCGGGTGAGTTCACGCTCAAACATCGAGTTGACCACTTGAAGCAATGTGCCACCACAGAGGCAGAGTTTCTCGTAGGCCTTGTCGTTTGTCTTGCGGAACAACCGAGCCATACAGGTATTAAACCCGGGCATCGCCGCAGTATCGTTCTTTGTGAGAACGCCACCGAAGTCGATGATCCGTTTGTTATCGTCAAGGTTTGACGTAACCGCGGGTGCGCCTGTGCCACCGCGGTAGAATGAGTTGGCTGCCTCCCACTGTTGGAGGAACCAAATGCACCCACCGGTTTTGGTCTCTGGCGTTACATCACCAGTCTGAGGATCGGTCACTAGCACCGATTCATTCTGACCGAAGATAAACGCTTTCTCCATTTCAACCATGTGACGGAGTCCGTTCTCCCACGCCATCAATTTGTACGGACCGCTCTTATCGAACAAGAGACCAGTTTTCAGCTGGGTTCTCGTGATCATAAACGCAGACCGAAAAATCTGTGTGAGATTTAACGGGTTCACCGGGTATTGGATTACACCCGGTCCGCTTTGTGCACCCTCTTGGTTTGCAGTGCCGATGATTGGTACGGTCAGACCGTAGTTATTCGGTGCTGCATCCGCGGTTCCGTTCTTGACTCCAGTGTAGGTGGAGTAGGGACGGAACTCAAGGTGCGTTGCGTCGATTATTGCCGTAACCGTACCGGTCATGTCAGGTGTGACAGCACCGGTTTGGTTCTGCACGTTACGTAGTTGAATAACATGCGTTGCTTTGAACTGCGACGTGTCTAAGACCGTGACGCGGTATACTACATCCTTCGTCATGGTCACGCCCGTGCCGGAGTCGGTGAGAGCACCGCCACCTTGCAAGGCAAACACTGCCGCACCTGAGGCTCCCGTATTGGTTCTCAGTATCGGGAATCGACGCTCCCACCAGCCGAAGGTCGGTTTGTCCGTATCCTCCGAAGGAAGCATCGACAAAAGCCCCATTAACGGAGCAGCTCCCGTTGGAAATTGATAAAAGATTTTCCTACGGGAGTTTAACGACTGGTATTGAGTCGTTAGGTTTGTTGATAATAGCCCAAAGGCCATTGTGTTTTCCTTTCTTTACTGGTGGTAAGAAGTCTGAAAGGTTATTCTAAACTGTCGATGTCGTTCTTTTGATTGTCATCGTCAGTCGAACTTCCTCTCCTCGCCGCGGCTGCACTTCCAACGCTTGAACGTGGTATGCGCACCGCTGATCCAGCCTGTTTTGTTTTCTTTCCCTTACCAAGGTCGAAATCAGGAACTATCTCCTGAATCGCCTTAGCGGACCTTTCAGCAAGGTCCTTAAAGTATTCTCCTTCGTTTTCGTAACGTTTGTTCATTAGCTGCTGTGAAACAGCGTTGATGATATTGAAGTATTTACTATCTCTCAACGACTCGAAGGTTGAGTAGAAGCGTTCTTGTCGGTCGCGCAACGCGGCTTGCTGCACGTACTCCAAGATTGGTCCGTACTTCCTGTCGATTTCGTCCATCATGATTCGGTCAAAATTCCGAGCACCGGTTAGAGACTGCCTCACCATACCCTCATGCGCGTACGCAAAGAGTTCTTTAGCTTCTTGTTGTTCTTGTGGCGTGGCCTCAGGGTTCATCCGAAAGAACTTTCTCATGAAGTCAGTCCTACCCTTTTCAGGGTCAAAGACTCCCCAAAGTTCTGCTCTTTGTGCGGGAGTGAGTCCAGCGGCAGGAGGTGGCGGGGTGGCTTTTAAACCATCCACTACACCTCGAAGTTCCTTCGCCGCGTCTGCAAGTTCTTTCGAACTATCGTCGACCGGCGCTCTAACTTCACCACCGTCTCCACCTTCACCACCTGTCTGTTCTACCTCTTCAATCTCGTCTGGCATACTATAACTCCTCTAGTTTTTCTTTAATTTCCTCTAGGTCGAAGCGTATAATAGCTTCAGCACGACGGAGTCCTCGGAGATGACCAACGGCTTCATGGTGGGCAAAGAAGGTTTCAACATCAGTTATGGCTTGTGCACAAATCAAGTTGACTAACTTCTCCTGTTCTTCCTTGTTGTCGCTTATGATCTTACGAGTTATAGGGTGTGAAAGATATGACTCAATCATAGCCCTCTCGTTTTCCAACTTCCCTTTGTCGCCGGCTTGGTCCATTATACTCGCCCGGGAGTGGCAACGGGCGCAGCACTACCATTACCACCTGTTTGTGGAGACGGCAGTACCGACGGAGCCGATGCCTGGGTTGTTTGTGGCATACGCGCAGGCGTAACACCACGAAGTAGATAAATTTGGTCAAAGAGTTCACGAACCTGTTGAGGACCGTAACCCAAAACCTGCATGAACTCTGGGTTCTGTAACAAGGCGATGAGTATCTCTTGAAGCGACTGTGCAAGAAACGATTTCTCAGATGGTAGGGTACCATCGAAGACGAAGAAGGATTCAAACGTAGCGATACCTTCAGCGTCGGACTTGAACATGGTGAAGACCTCGTCGTCGGTGTAGGGAATACCAGTCGTATCGTTCACCGGCCAGGTTCGCTTTCCGATGATACGGAAGAAGGTTTCACGATCCATTTCTTGACGGTTGTTGGCAATGAGCTGACGGCCAAGAGGTTCGAAAGCCGAGTCCCAAATACAACCGATAACGGTCTTACCACGGGAGGAGGCACCTTGTGCGACAACACGATCTTGCGTTGCGGAACGTCGACCGCTCGAATAGTGTCCTTGCATTTGGGCTGTGATACCGGTGACACTTTCGTTAAGGTCTTTAAGGCCAGCGACGTCGCGGAGTACGTTAGCAGTAACATCTTGCGTCACGAATTGCTTTATATAACGGTCGACTCCAGTCCCCGTAAGAGCGGCGTTTTTCTTCAACGGAACAAACGGCACTTGTGTATCGCCCAAGAATTTTGAGTCTATGGCGGCGGGATCGTACACAAATTTCGATAAGACGGATTGCCGCTGAGACGCGATGTGAGTGTTCAGTTTCCAAGTGATCAAATCCGTAATCTTCTCACACATGTCAGCGAGGCTCTCATTGATGTCTTGCTGCTGATCTGGTAAGTACTGCGCGCAGATGTAAGGGAAAAGGGAGTGGTAATATGTTGCCTCTTCAAAACGGACGATTGTGCGGTCGTTACCATACCAGACGATATAACGGATCGGATATTTTGCTGTACCGAGGGGTTTAGGACCATTCTCTCCGAGTTGAAAGTCGTCGGGGATGAAACTAAAAACGCCTTTTGAGATGACGACCGTGCCTTCGGAGACCATGTTGTCGATCGAATGAGTGGCGTCTTGTTTTACACCGGCACCGAGGTTGGGGTTGATATTGAGCCGGTCGGGACCAAGGTCGATACGGGACTTTTTGCGACGCTGATTGTAACCGAATTCAGTCCACTTCGGAATGTTGTCAAGGTTGAAAAGGTATTCCGACTGTGACTTCAATGACGCGAGAGAGAACAAGTCTTCCGAACCACAGAACTCACCATCTTGGTACCGAGCTAGAGGCAATCTAGTGTCGGGAAAGAAACGGTATGGAGACACCGCATGTATTCGGTTTCCGCGGAATACGAGGAGTCGTGTATACTCTGTCGTTTCCTCCGTCGTTGGGACCCCAAACGCACCCTCCACCTCTCGACTCACTGGGACTTTCATATAACGAAACTCCTCGTGGTACACGACCTCAGCTGCGCCTAGTGAAAACTTTCCTATGTCTAAAAAGAATTGCACCAAGAATGTCGTCCAGTAGTTTTTACGTAGGTCTCGTTCCAGAATCATTTCGAGGGGTTCGGAAAGAAGGTCCTCCTCGTGGTGTGTTGGCTCCAACTCAAAGAATCTACGGTTTTGGGTCACCGTCATGATTCCGTACGCAACAAAGGTCATCACCTGCGCGTACGTGAGGGGCACAATCAACTTTGGAGGCTGACCCTTTTGGAATTGTTTAATGTCCTCACGCGATGGGAAACGCTTTCCTCGGAACACGAGGTCGTGTCGGTCCCACAAGTTGTAGTACGATGCCATGTCCGAACGACTACCGTCGATTAGGTTTCGGGTGCGACGCAACAACTCCGCGTGTTCACGAGAGTTGATGTCGTGAAGTGCTTCTGTAAAGGTTTCGAGGGACATTTGTTATGTTGTCAAAAGTGCTGGTGCCCCTCCCCTACTTGCCCCAACGTCCTGTATAATAGGAGCCGGGCCAGTAACACTAGGAGGCGCTCCAGGACCACTAGCTTGCACCCAAGTACTACCGTTAAAAACAAACGTTTGTCCTAGTGAATTGGTCGTTGTTTGACCGACATAAGGAGCAGGACCACCAGACCCATAAACATCGCCCGGTAACAAATTTATTTTTCCGCCTACCGCGCCGTGTTGTTGCGCCATATACTTTTGTTGTGCCGGGGTAGCGGTTGGCCCATAATAACCATATCCCTGTGGCCCCACTCTCCAGCCTGGTAACGCTCCACCACCCCGTCTACCACCACCAAAGTCCTCCGGGGTTCCAAAAGTACCAGCAGTCGGCCCTCCAATACCAATCGGAGTATAACCGCCCGTGCCGCCGCCTGTAGCGCCGTAGAGCGAGTAACCGGTACCGCCCCCGCCGGTGTTTGAAACGTTCGCTAGGTTGCCACCACCGTGTAGTGGATTCGCACCAAACGTGCTACTACCCTGTGTGTAACCAGGGCCATAAGAAAAACTCGGGCCGTAGTTCGAGGCCGTCATTGTACCGGGGCCTTGCACAACACCACTCGGTGTTGCAATATATCCTGGTGGAACTATACTATAACCACCAGTAGTCGGATCGTAAGCGAGTGTTTGCCCCTGAGCATTAGTCTTGTACATCGGAACTGGCCCAGCCGGGTTAGTCAAACTCCCAGGTGAACCCATCGGCAACCCGGTAGTCGGATCAATAGGTGGTCCAATAGGTGGTCCAGTCGGTGGTCCAGAAGGAGCACCCTGGCCTGCCGCAGCCGCGTCGGCAGCTAGCATCGCCTGGTACTGAGCCATAGTATCCATCCCAGGTCCGTAAATATTCGTAGCACTACCGCCTGGCGGTATCTCAGTTGCTCCGGCACTAGGATCGAAATAAACAGGATTTCCATTTGCATCGTAATAAGCTATCACTGGGTTACTTTGTGGCGTCGATGACGCTCCCATACTCGGATCGGTGATGTCACCTGGATAAACCGGGATAGTACTCCCGTAAGGGTCAGTAGCACCAGTAATATCTAACGAAGCAGTAGTGGATGGTGGTTGATAAAACGGGTCAGGGCCGAACTGAGTAACATCTACTGGGGTAAATGGAGTGGGAGTATTAATACCTCCTGGGAATGGAACTATCGAATCCTGATAAGAAGTACCTCCAAGAGTCATACCAGGGGCAGTGGAATACGGGTTAGTACTATAAGAGGGAGGTGGCGAAGGCGACACTATAAACCCCTGCTGGTTATAAGTAGGATATTGATACCCAGCCGGAGGGTTTACACTAACAGACCCATCCGGCATCACGAACCCTGCATTGGGGGCGGTGGGGAATGGAGTGCCACTAACGTACGGAGTGGGTGCCGGTGTGGGAGTAGGCTGACCCGCTATGGTTAATGGGTCTAGAGGACTTCCAGCGACGTATGGCGCAATGTTCCCACTTGGGGTAAGGTATGGATTCGGCATACTAAGCTACTCCTAGGTTACCCTCCCCACGACCGGTATCGCCCTGACGCTCCAAATTGGGTCCGCCTCTAGCCGCGGTCCCACCCACGCCCTCACCTGGCCGTGGTCTTGGTGTGCGTGGAGTTCCCGGTGGGCGTGGAGCTTCCGGAGTGTGCGGTCGAATATGCCCCTCCGTCCCAAGAAGGTTAAATAGTCTTTGGGCGAGGGCAGGGTTAGTCCACACCGGTTGAAATTCAGGTGGCACACCTGGTGGTGGAGTAAAGGGTGGTGCAGTTCCTTCAGGTGGTGGCGCCTGCACGGGCGGGCCTATGAAACGCGGTGGTGGTCTTCCCTCTGGTGGCGTAATCGGAACCGGCCCGGGCGCACCGCCTCCTGGAGGTGTAAGTGGTGGTGGAGGTGTAGTCCGTGGTAGTATACCAGGAGGTAATATATTCGGTGGTAGACTCGCCAGTATGTCTGCTATACTTGGCGGCGGACCCTCCGCTATCGGGTTCTGTTTAAACGTATTTAATAAGTCAGCCAACCCTGCTATTGTTCTTGGTGGTGTTGCCATATTTATATCCTATACCTTTCTCTGAATCTGTTACTACCCATATTGGGAACTAAGTCCTCCGTGAAAAGATCGTCGTCGAGATCAACCTGATCGATATCGGTTCGACTAGGCGCACGATAGTCCGCCGCCGTCGTAGGCTCGATGTAGAACAACCCCTGCAACGCGAGACGGTAAAGGTTCTCCATCGCGTCATCGTTCTGTTTCTTTGGCTTGTTGGTCTCACCATCCCAAACGTAACCGCGCGAGATTTCGAACAGGAAACGTTTACATTCACTGTTGACTATAAACGTCGGATTACCCGCACGGTCACGTCGACGTAGGAGTTCCTTGACTTTGAGAATCCCGTTATGTGGGTCTTTAGTCGCCGGCATAACCGGCAGACCAAGTCTAAGGACCTCCTCCATTGGGGTGGACTCAGTGACCCGGTTAGGGGTGTCACTGAGAGGATCGATCAAACCGGGAAGGGAGGGCTCACGTAGGCCGAGAACGAAGCGGCAGTCAATGACGAGGTCGGACATCAGACATGACTCGAAGATTTCAGCGAAGACGTAATGATACTCGTTCGGAGAGGTTGAGATGAAAAGGACGTGGTGGGGTTTGCGTGGGTGGTAGTCGATGGCGAAACGGATCGCGTGGTCGGCAGGTGGGGACGTCCAGTCCTTCCAACCGTAGGGAGGGTTACGACGAACGTGAACGCCCCACTCAAATTCTTTGTAGACGAGGCCGGAGTAGGCTTTGGGAATACCGGAACGACGAGTCTCGCGCTCGTCCTCCGAATAGTTTTGCATCACCCGTTCGATTGCAGCAGCGTCGAGGTGGGGATTGTCGTCGGTTTTGCCCGTCATCATCCAGAAGTCACCATGATGAGCATCCACGGTCTCGAGAGACTGGAGTTCGAGGTTCGGAATGAACTTGGCATCAATCCACGGCTCCTCCAACGGGGTGCAGGTGAACCAGCAACGCCCATCACGGTCGATCATACCACGGATGATTGCGTTGAACATAGGTTCGGGTACGGGTTCGTCGAAGTGCACCCAGTCCCACGCCGAGGACTCCTGACCGAGAGGGTTCTGCTTGAACGATTTAACGGTGTCAAGGTGGATGGTGGAGGTGCCGCCGGAAACATGTCGCACCCTAATACAGTCGATTGCACCGGAATGGTTCTTGGTGAAGTCAATGAGACAGTCCTTTGGGATGTAGCGGAAGAGAGTACCTTGGCTCGGACCTTCTTCGGTGGATGTAAAGACCTCCGTCGATTTGTCCCAGTCGGTAGTGACGATCAGACCCTTCGTCGGGTGCCGAGGAATACCAAGAGTCCGTCGTGGATCGGTCTCGGAGAGCCAAGGCCGGTAACCAAGGGCAAACGCGGTGTCCTCCGTACCGCCACACGTAGATTTACCCCAACGGTTACCGGTCCGAACGTAGCGGTAGTGGAAGTCCGCTGCGTTATGAAACAGCTCCTGCTTGGCGTGAGGGACGTAGAAGAAGATTCGACGGTCGCGTCGAAGCTCGACCAATCGCCTCTCTAACTGGACCTCCCGCCTCTTAAGTAAAACGCTATCTTCCATTACTTCTTGTGTGCGACGTGCTTAACCGGTACATGCTTTGCCGACGTGACAAACTTAGCCGGCGGTGTTTCCTCGGGCGCGAACAGCCCTTTCGGCGCCACGGGTTCCTCAATCGGACCCTGTCTTAAGTTCGGGGCCTGAGCAGTAAAGGGTTTCGCGACCGGACCCAACATCTCCACCATCCTTGCGGTGCGGTCAAACACCGCCTGCCATGATGCAGGTGATGGGTCTTTCTGTAAGCTGGTGAGTTCGGTTCTCAACCCGTTAAGTTCCTTCTTTATTGTTTCAATTTTTTCGTCATCTGTCATTTGATCCTCCTACCACTTTCATTGTTAAAAAAGCACTTACTACACCAGCAAGGAAGGCGGCGAGTTCTTTAATATTTTCACCACCCTCTACGGTCAACACGCTCCGACCATAGATAAGTGCGCCGAAGCTACCAAGGATGACGGGGAACACAACGGTCATGGCAACCGTCACTGCAAGCAACATAGCGATCCAGTCGCGCACTGTCCAGTCAGAGGGGAGTTTCATGCGGCTAACGCTGCCTTCGGTTCGGGTTGAATAACAAATCCTTCAAGGGTTTCAGCATCAACCTCGTCGAGGTCCAGAGGGACTTCGTTCGAGTAGTACGGCTCGATCTCAACGGACTCCTTGGATAGTTTACGAATCTCATCGTTACGATTTTGCATCCCATCACGGGTGAATTTGTACTGTCCTCGGTCGTCCCGTTTAATGACGCCGTCTCCGTCGACGGCGCAGTGTTTGACGTTGATGTCTTCGATGCCTTCTTGGTAGATTTCGAAGAGACGCATCATACGTTTGTTTACCTTCTTCAAGGCGTAGATGAATTTCGTTTCCTTCACGTCCTTTTTGTTTAACCAGACGGCTGCGAGGTTGATAAAGTCTACTATCTCTCGGTTGGTCTTTTTAGTTTTCATGATGATATAAAAATGCGTCGGGTTGGGCTTTTTAGCACAAGCATCATCACATCAAACTGGCTTAAATGCGACGACGTACAGGAGCATGTTTGCGACAAAGTGGAACCGCTTGCCGGATTAATCAGGTGCTCAAGCAAAATGTGAGTTGTAAGTGATACCGAATTGTCAGTCGCATCACTCGTCCAGCCCGATCCGACCGTGAGCGTATCCGCGCCAGCTGTCGTACGCGACGCACAAAGTAGCCCCACAGCCAGAGAAGTTGCGCTTGTAACGTTACCGCTTGTTGTAGCCGTTTGAGGTGTCGTTGTGCCACCGACCGACGCAGATGTATCGAGTATAACAGTTGCGCCTAGTCCTGAGAACTCTGCTATGGCCGAATCGGACGGGCTGTTCGTCCAGGTTCCAAAGCTGGTCTGACCGCCTGGACAATTCGGGTAATAAAAAATTTCGGCACCGGCAACCCCTTCACTCGCACCTGTTATCCAACCCGACGGCGGGGGTGTAATCGTAGCTCCACCCATAACCATTATGAGCGTATTGCCAGCAGTCGAATTAGCTGGCAGCGTTGCTATACCGTTTTGCAGGACAGCCGAAACTTGAACCAATGCGATAGCCATATTAGCACTCTACCGTTACGTGAATCCAAGTCACGGTTCCAGCATTAGCACTGGTCGTGAACACAAGAAAACCGTTAGCTGGAATAGCTGTGTTGTTCAAAGTTGCGGTTGTGCCGGTTGTCGTATTGGTAACAGCTACAGGGCTGGTTGTGACGTTGGTTAAGGTAGCCACGCTAGTTCCATACCCAATGTTGTAGGTTACCGAAGGCGACGTTCCCTTAACAACGGCAATCACTTTTGTAATCGTTCTGGCTGTAGTGGTAAACGCAAAACAGATGTTCTCTGCCGTGCCGGGATTTTCCACGGTGAGGGAAGCACGCCAAGGGATAGGAGTTGTCCACTGTGTATTATAGTTAGTGCCATCAATCTTAGATAACACCTGTCCGGCAGTGCCGGCTGTAGGAAGTCCACCATTGGCGGGCGTGACCGGAAAGATGCTGACCCCGTTAATCTGCAATGCGGTGGTGGCGTTAAGGGTGGAGGCTTTGAGCGTGGCGAGCGTGCCGGCGGTGCCGTTGTTGACCTCAACCACGGCAGCAGCGTTCCGAGCAAGGCCGGTATCAACTGCTGCACTTGCATCGCTTGCCGACCAACCAAGCACATTAGTATTATTAAGTGCAATACTAGTTGTGCCGTTTATTTGAAATATGTCTTTATTTGCCCCACCATCCCAAATGAAAAAGTTTTGGACTCCAGCTCCACCATAATCATTACCCAACGCATACTTAGCTGTGCCAGCAGACTGCATGACAAACTGATTTTTGAAGTTACCAGCACCATGCCCGTTATTAAACACGATTGAATTATAATTTGTTGGACCAGCACCGGGATCGGTTGCTGTAACTTGCAATGTTAGAACGGCACCCGTTGCATTAGAATTAACAGAAAGTTGGCCAGTAGTTGAAATCGTAGTCGCGTTCCCATAGGCACCCGCGTTAACCGAACTATCAATCGTCAAGTTGCCGGTAGGATTGGCTGCGCCCTGGACAGGAACGTTATAGATACGGAAATCTACTGACTGACTCGCAGCGGTGGCAGTCGTTTTCCAGCCTTGACCGGTGAAATGGAGTGTGGGTGAATACTGCTGATTGCCAGCGGTAGCAGCCGTCGTGTCCGTAAGTATGTAACCATCTACGACCGTATTAGCCGCTGGCGTGCCAGTCTGCGTAAGCAAATTACTTGCGTTCGTCCAAGTCAAATTAGCACTACCGCCGAACGCTCCCGCATTGTTAAACTGAATACTATTTGCCGGCGCACCCGGAGTACCACCACCCGCCGGCACTTGCCACGTAGCGTCCTCACGCAGGAATCTCGTTGTTCCTGCCGTCGTTCCAGGTGTAGGAACTAGTCCATGTGCGCCGGATGCACCGCTCATAACAAAATCTGACGTGTCCCAGTAGTCGGTTTTCGCTGTAGCGATCGTGAGTGTGTTCGCCGCCATTCGTTTAACTATCCCAGTCGTCGATAGTCCGGTGATCTGATCTTGCGTTATAGTGCCACCGAGAGCAGTCACAACACCTGCAATCGTTATCGAAGAGTTAGCCAACATCGCGTTGGTTACCACTCCTGACCCGATCGTGGTGGCAATCGAAGTGGCGCCACTACCGGTTATCGGACCGGTTAACGTGATCGTTTGGTTAGCGGTTAGGTAGGTGCTGGTATCAATACTGAGAGTTCCTGTCCCACCGCCAGTTTTGACAAAACCGTTGGAGGAGAGGTTCGGGAGTGCGGCGATAGTTGGCGTGGTGATGGTCGGCGATGTTGCTAGAACCGCGTTGCCCGTACCAGTTGTAGCTAGACCTTGAATGGTGGTTGCACTTGTCCACTGCGCGATCTGAAGGTTGGTCGGCGTTCCGACATTGGAAACGTTACCACCACCAGCAGGAACCATCCACGTTGCGTCTTCACGAAGGAATCGTGTAGCTCCCGCGGTTGTGCCTGGTGTCGGAACAAGTCCGTGAGCAGCGGACGCACCACTTGCTACAAAGTCATTTCCAACGGCGGCGTAAGTCGGTAAGGTTGGAAGTTGACCAGTGGTAGCTGTGCCACTTAGATTTGAAAAAGCAGGTTGCGCGTAGCCAATAACACCCGCGGTCGATACCGAGTTAGCCCACTGGTTAGCCGCAGCGGATGAAGACACGACCGTTGTTCCTATTGTTCCAGCATCGTTCTTGTCGTGGAACCGTTTGTCGGTCGTGTCCGTCCACGTCATGTTTTTACCCGCCGCTGGTGTCGCCGGTGCTGCTTCGTTGGTATGTAACGCGTCAGTTAGAGCGAAGTCGCCTGCGGCCATCGTCAGGATTGTCCCGTTGGTGGTCGCGCCAATGATTCCACCAAACGCGCCAGCGTTGTTGTACTGAACTTGTGTAGTGGAGCCGCCTGGTGGATTGCCTCCACCTGGAGTTACCCATTGGGTGTTGTAATTGGTCGCGTCGATCTTGGCGAGATATTGACCGGCTGTTCCACCAGCTGGAACACCTGGTGAACCTGCTGGAGCGGTCCACGTTCCATTTTCACAAAGAAATCTTGTCGTGCCGGAGACTGCGCCAGGGTCAGGCACAAGACCAGCGTTATGCGTGCCACCTTCAGCGAAGATTGTAGTGTCCCAGTAATCGACCTTAGCGACCGCATTAGTGATCGACGTCGCTCCGCTGAACTTAGTCATGTTACCACTGACTGGAGAGCCAGTGACCGTCACCGTACCAGCCGGCGGCACCTGCCACGTTGCGTCTTCACGTAGATATCTACTCGTTCCACCAACCGCGCCAGGGTCCGGTACCGCACCGATCGCGTGGGTTGAACCACTCTGAACAAAGACTGGTGTGCTAACGATAGTGGTGGTCATCGTTAATCCAGCACCCAAAGTTAGTTCTTGTGGAGAACCAGCCGCTCCTACGCCACGACCGAGAAGGACACTACCGGCTGACGTATTCTGCATCTTCGCATACGTAACCGCCAAATTAGAAATCGTAGTCGAGAGAGAACCAGCCGAGTTCGTAACGTCGCCAGTGAACGCAGGCACACGCGCTGCGGCCAAAGTTCCGGTCGCGTCGGCACTCGACAAATCAACCGCTCTCGCCGCAGCATCTAGCACACCGCCAGTTATGTGGGTGAACCCCGTTCCGGTGGGTATGACTGTGGTTGGCTGCCAT